AATAATTTTATAGAAGATAAATGTGTTGATAATAACACTATACACGATAAAAGTGTTTTAGTAGATAAATATATGGCTATAATTAATAATAAATATATTAGAAATGTTGAAGAAGAAAATATAGAAATTTGCAAAGTATGTAAGAATACTATGACATGTCTTCAATACGATGCCATAATAGTATGTAATTTTTGTGGGTATCAAGAATTATTATTAGTAGAGCAAAATAGACCCATATTAAAACAAAATACTAAAGACACATCTCATTTTTGTTATAAAAGAATAAATCATTTTAGAGAATGGTGTAATCAAGTTCAAGGGAAAGAAAGTACGGATATACCTGATGAAATTTTTGAGAGAATTTTAATAGAAATTAAAAAAGAGAAGATCACGGATTTAAAGAAGATAACTTATTTAAAAATGAGAGATATTTTAAAAAGGTTAAGAATAAATAAATATTATGAACATATTAATTATATAATTAATCGGATTAATGGAATCCCCACACCTCAATTTAGTCCCGAATTAGAAGATAAGTTATGTAATATGTTTAGAAGTATTCAAGCTCCATTTTTAAAACATTGTCCGAAAGATAGGAAAAACTTTCTGTCTTATAGTTATGTTTTATATAAATTTTTTCAAATATTAGGACTAAACGAGTATTTGAAATATTTTCCTTTATTGAAAAGTCGAGAAAAATTATACGTTCAAGATCAAATATGGAAAAAAATATGCGTTGAATTGAATTATAAAATTATTCCTTCATTGTAATTATTTAATAAAATGAGTACATAATTTATTTTTTCTTAAAGTTTTAAAAGTTTTTATAAATTTCTAAATTTTTTTTAATTATGTACTCATTTTAATAATTCTAATTATAATAAAAATATATATAAGATTAAAAAATATATAATATATATATTAAAAGAGATGGCGGAACTTGTTTCAACAAAAGATGTAGATTATTTAGATGAAGATAAACCTATTAGAGGACAGAATTTTGTATTGGTTTCCTTTCTTAGCCCAGAAGATGTTATTGTAAATAAGGATGTATATGTTTTTAGTAAATTTATTGAGAAATTTAGTAATGATATGAAATCTTTTATCGAATCAATAAAAGAAAAATTTCCAGATCAAAAAGATATGATTAATACTATTGAAGAAAATAATAATTATATTTTTGACTATAAAGAACTAAACGAACAATTCAATTTCTATAAATCTGTTAATAACGAAGAATTAGAAAAAAAATACCATATTGATAATAACTTTATCACATCTATTAGAGGAATTAAAGTTAGAGGTACATTTGATACTATTGAAGAAGCAAAAAATCGTTGCGAATTTTTGAAGAAAATCGATAACAAATTTAATATATATATTGCTCAAGTAGGTTGTTGGTGTCCGTGGTCACCAAATCCAGAATGTCTTGAAAATCAAGAATACTCTGAAACTCAACTAAATACGCTAATGAAAGAATATAAGAAAAATATGGATAACCGCGATGTTATTTTTGAATCAAGAAAACAATCTTTCGCATCAAATGCTGCTTCTGTCCCTTCATCTGAAGTAGTGGAAGAAGATACTAAAAATAATGTCGAATTATCAAGTATTACAGAAGAATTAGATAAAGTAGACGCATGGAGCCAGCAAAAGCTAACCTAATTTATTTATATCATTGGAAATTATAATGGAAAAGCACTGATTGCTGGTGGTTTTTCACGCGTATGTTGTGCTTGTGCTTGTGCTTGTGCTTGTGCTTGTGTTTGTGGCTGTAGTTTTTTATTATAATTTATATTAAATATTAAATTTGATATTAAATTTGTTATATTTTTATTAATATGTGTAAAATTACCAATAGACTCATGGGGTTCACTCTTTATATCACAATTTATTACATAACAAGGAGGTTTGTTACGAGAAGAGTCTTCAGAAGTAATTATTATAAATGAAATAGTTGGCGATGATACTATACTTTTTTCTCCTAATTCATTATTTCTACCTAATTCATTATTTTTATTTTCTATTAATTCTATTAAATTATTAAAAGTATTTTTATCAATTTTTTCCACTTTCGATTCATCATAATAATAAATATCTTTTTTTTTAAGAGAATTAATTGAGCTAGTAATTATATTTTTAAAAGAACACTTGATAGGAGAAATTTTAGCAACTTTATTATCATATTCTACGAAAACTATATAAATATTTTCCATATTCTTAATAATATAACATATTATTTAATAATAATATAGCATCGATATAAAGACATGTAATAGTATATTTTATATAAAATAATTCTATTCTACATTATTAAGAATGAAAGCAATAGCAATATTTATACTTTTTATAGGTACTATACTTATAGTTCAGGGATATTATAGTAAAAAATCCAATACATGTGATAAAGAAAAAATAATTATTAAATATATTCCGAGAAGTGTATATGAAGAACAAATGAATCCAGAAGAAAGTCTCGAAAATTATTATAGAAGTATGTTTGATAATGTAATATTAAAATAATTATTTTTATCCTTAATATTATTAAATGGATATATTAAGAAATATAGAAAAAAAACTATTAACTATTTTAAGTGATAAAGATAAATTAGATGTATCTAAAATTAATATTTTAAAAGGAGATATTAGATTATATGTTGATAATATTAACAAAAAAAAACAAATAATATATGATAAGAATAATAAATATATAGAACTATATCATAATAAAAGGTTGGATAATGACGAACAATATAATAGATATTTAATTGATAAAAAAAATCTAATGGACGAATTAATAAAATATAAAAATAAAGGTGTTTTGAATAATTTTTTAAATAAAAAAATAGATTATCCAGCTATATCCGAAATATATACTTACGAAAACATATCGTTAGAACAACGTATAGTTACACCTAAAATATTAAAACCAACTACAGAACCTTCTAAAAAACAAATACCTAAAGTTAAGAATGAAAATATTGATAAAGATTGTCCTGAAGGAAAAGAAATAAATCCTGTTACTAAACGCTGTGTTAAAATATGTGATAAAGATAAAGTAAGAAATCCTAAAACAGGAAAATGTGAAAAACCTGAAAAACCTGAAAAACCTGAAAAACCTGAAAAACCTGAAAAACCTGAAAAACCAGAAAATTCAGAAAAAGAATGTCCTGACGGAAAAGAAATAAATCCTGTTACAAAACGTTGTGTTAAAATATGTGATAAAGATAAGGTAAGAAATCCTAAAACAGGAAAATGTGAAAAAATTAAAAAATAATAAGCTCATTCTCTTTTTTCTGCGATATTATTAGACGCGCTGTTAATAAATGTCTTCAAGATTGAATTTAGTTTCTGAAAAAAAAGGCGACATCTTATCTAAAATCTTAAAGGTAGATCCTAAAAGTCTTAGAGCAGCTACAGGATATAAACCTTTACAATCAAGTAGCTCAGAAATAGATACTAATGTGATTAGAAATATACAAGATACAATAAAAAATCCTCTATTTAGTCTCACGATAGACGATTATGAATTAATATGCGGCAATAAGATGATTACTAAAATGATATCTAAAGTTTTAGAATGTGAAGAGAAACAGCTTAAAAAGTTCTGCAAATATATCAATGTCTTCAAGGAGAATATCAATTCATCTCCTAAATCTATAAAAAATAAAATGAATAGTAAAATAAGTCTAAATAAATTACCTGAAGAATTGAGAACACAAATAGTAGAGAAGTATAAGAGTTTATTTCCTACTAAATATGTATTAAGAGATTGGATATCCAGTGATTGGAGATCAATATATAAAATAAACTGGAGTACTTTATCGCGAAATCCAAATGCAATAGATTTTTTAAAAGCAAATCCTAAAAATATAGATTGGGTTTGGTTATCAAGCAATCCTAATGCTATTGAATTATTAAAAGCAAATAGAGCTAAAATAAATTGGGATAATCTATCTATGAATCCTAATCCAGAAGCTATTGAATTATTAAAAGCAAATCTTGGTAAAATAGATTGGTATAATTTATCAAAAAATCCAAATCCAGAAGCTATTGAATTATTAAAAGCAAATCCTAAAAAAATAAAATGGGGGTATTTATCAGAAAATTCAAACTCAAAAATTATTGAACTTTTGAGAGAAAAAATAAAATTAGAAAATAATTTAAGCAGCGACGAATTGGATGACTTACCTAATTATAAAAAAATAGATTGGGGTGTTTTATCAGCAAATCCAATTATGATAGAATTATTAAGAGAAAATCCTGATAGAATAGATTGGCAATTGTTATCAGAAAATTCAAATGCTATAGAATTATTAAGAGAAAATCATGAAAATATAGATTGGTATATGCTATCAAGAAACCCAAACGCCATTGAATTATTAAAAGCAAATCAAGGTAAAATAAATTGGAATAGATTATCTGCTAACCCAAATGCTATAGAATTATTAAAAGCAAATCAAGGTAAAATAAATTGGCAGGCTTTGTCTGCTAACCCAAATGCTATAGAATTATTAAAAACATATCCTAAAAAAATAGATTGGGAATATGCATCAATGAATCCAG